GCCTGTTCCGCTTTGAGGGCGGTAAGGTCGAAGGCGGTGTCGAGGGATGCGGTAAGTGCCGTAATGATGGCATCCTTTTGCGTTATCAGCTGATTGACCGCTGATACGAACAGTCCTTTGATATCATCATCGGTAAGATGCGCTGTGGTGCATTTTTCATCGCCATCGTATTTGTGGTTGCACTGCCAAATTACCCTGCGGTATTTGCTGTTGGAATGCCATACCTTTGAACCATACCACTCGCCGCATTGCCCACATTTGATTTTGCCGGAGAACAGGTGGACACTGCTGTGCCTGCCATTGCTGGATTTACGGCGCTCCAGTTCCCGCTGTACCTGCTCAAATACCTCAGGGCTGATGATGGCTTCGTGATCGCCTTCCACATAATATTGCGGAATTTCTCCCTCGTTGATCTTTTTCTTCTTGGTGAGGAAGTCCACCGTGTAAGACTTCTGAAGAAGTGCATCGCCCTTGTACTTCTCATTGGTAAGGATACTGCGAACAGCCCCGGCATTCCACTTGTCTTTTCCACCAGGGGACTTGATGCCATCCGAAGTAAGGCGGGCGGCGATGCCGTAGGGAGACATTCCCTGCAGGAACATACTGTAGATGCGCCGGACGATGACCGCTTCGTCTGGATTCAGAACCAGGTTGCCGTCAGGGCCACGATCATAGCCGAGAAAACGGTTGAAAGGTACGGTGACTTTGCCATCTGCAAAGCGCTTCCTCTGGCCCCAGGTGCAGTTCTCAGAAATGCTGCGGCTTTCTTCCTGCGCAAGGCTCGACATGATGGTGATGAGCAGTTCGCCCTTGGAGTCCAGCGTCCAGATATTTTCCTTCTCGAAATAAATCTCTACGCCTTTTTCCTTCAGCTGTCGGACGGTGGTAAGGCTGTCGACCGTGTTACGGGCAAATCGGCTGACCGACTTGGTAACGATGAGATCAATCTTGCCTGCCAGGGCATCGGCCACCATACGCTTAAACCCCTCACGGTGCTTGGTATTGGTGCCGGTGATGCCCTCGTCAGTATAGACCCCAACAAATTCCCAATCGTCCCGGCCCCGGATGTAATTGGTGTAGTAGTCCACCTGGGCGGTGTAGCTGGTTAGCTGTTCCTCGCTGTCCGTGGAAACACGGGCGTAGGCAGCGGTGCGGCGCTTTTTCTTTTCGTTAATCGGCGCCGCCGTAAACCGGCTGATCGTTGCCGGAATGGTTGTCACTCTCGCCATGTCGTTCCCTCCATTTCTGTATCATGACTTCCCGCATATGCTGTTTTCTCTCATCAGAATGCTTGGGCATTTTCCGCTTATTTTCCCATACGGCTTCAATGGTGTGACCATCAAGAAAATGGATGGAAAGCTGAAACGGTGCGGTGATGTGGATGCAGGAAATCTGCTCACGGAATGCCGTCTCATCAAATTCATTGAACCCCATAGCTTCCGTACACAACTTCATCAGCGTTTCTTCCTTTATGCTGGGACTGGAGCATTTTCCAGAGGACGCGCACCGCCATACTGCGTCATAGCTTCCATCCTTGTGCCTGGAGCGCTGCCTGCGATAGTTTTCGCCACACTGGTCACAGCGGATTCGGCTGGTAAAGCAGGAACTGTTGGGGCCAAGCTGGTGATCCTGAACATACAGGCCTTTTGCTGCTCTGCGTTCGTCCGTCCAGCAGTCTTTCCGCATGGTAGATTCCCAGTGATGAGGAACGATGCGTCCGTCTTTGAAATAGAATACCATCTCGTTCGGGACCGGAATTTCGATGTGATCGACTTGCTCTGAAAAGATAGCTTCATCAAATTCGGCCAGTCCCAAGACGGCAGCGCAGGCTTCCTTCAGCATTGGCTCCGGAATATCTTTATTCTGACACTGTGCATTTCCGGTTTTTCTGCGTGTGCCGCAGATCCAGACGGCGTAATTGGCATCGGGGTCTTTACGCCCCTTACGATTTGACCTCTGATAACTTTTACCGCAGCGCCCGCACTTTATCTTGCTGGTGAAGCAGGAGGTGTTAATGCTCCAGTTGGCAAACACGCCAAGTTCACGGCGGCGGGCTTTTTCTTCCTGAACAGCCTGGTACACTTCCATCGGAATAATGGCTTCGTGAGTGTTCTCGACCCAATACTGTGGAAGTTCACCGCGATTTTTGCGGCTTTTCTTGCTTATGGGGTCTATGGTATATTCCTTCTGAAAGAGCAGGTTACCGGTGTAGGTGATGTTGCCAAGGATCTGCCGAATAGAGGTATTGCCGAAATGCTGGCCCTTGTAAGACTTAACACCCATCGCTGCAAGCTGTTTTTCGGTGGACTCTGCCGACAAGCCATTGAGGAAATTGTCGTAGATGAGTTTTACGATTTTAGCTTCTTCTGGCTCAACAACCAGGTGATCTCCTTCCCAGCGATACCCGTAAATCTGGAACCGCCCATTGGGAATGCCTTTTTCAAAGCGTTTCCTGGTGCCCCATTTTACATTGTCTGAAAGGCTTCGGACTTCTTCCTGGGCAAAGGACGCAAGCAGCGTTAGCATCAGTTCACCGTCCTCAGACAGGCTGTCGATATGTTCCTTTTCAAACTGTACCGAAATCCCCAGTTCCTTTAAGTGCCGAACTGCATTCAGAAGGTCGACCGTATTTCTGGCAAATCGGGAGATGGACTTGGTCAGTATGATGTCGATTTTCCCGGCTTCGCAGTCGGTAATCATGCGGTTGAACTCCGCTCGGTCATTTGTTTTTGTTCCGGTGATGCCATCGTCTGCATAGACCCCGGCATATTCCCAGGCAGGGTTCTGCTGAATCAAACTGCTGTAGTAGCTGACCTGTGCCGAAAGGGAGTGCTGTAATCTTTCCGATTCCATTGATACTCTGGCATAGGCGGCGACCTTTTTGCGGGCGGGCATTTGCGGAACTTTTGGCTCGATTATATTGATTTTTGGCATGAAATCACTCCTTTCCGACACTGTACATCACTCTAAAAGGCTAATTTATCAAGTCATTTTCAGATAATAATGTACCCAAAGATGGTGAAAAAGCGGCTTGAAGATTTGTATCAATTACGGCGTATTCCTCCTCGGTCAGAAGCCCCTGACTGCGGAGTTTTTTTGCTATGGATATTGCGGCCTGGTACTGCAATTCCGCATTGAACATAGAATCACTCATTTCCGTCACCGCCTTTGAAACGGTCTTCGATGTAGCAGGAATGGGAGCAGTATTTTCTCCCGGCGTTGCCGTAGGCAGTGAAGGGCTTGCCGCAGCGGGCGCAGGTGAATTCATATACGGCCTTGCGGTTGACCCTCTCCGGGTGGGCGTTCCACCAGGTAACCCGGCACTTGTCCGAGCAGAACTTGATGCGTTTCCTGCCAGGGGTCTGCGTGAGTAACGCACCGCATTGCAGGCAGAAGTCGGCATCCAAATCAATGCGACTGTTGTCTGCAGCTTTTGTGCCGGTCAGCCCTATTTTCCGGCAAAAAGCGACAACGGTATCTTTCTTCAGCCCCACGGCTTTTGCGATGGTGGCATATCCATATCCCTGTGAACGCAGGGTGGAGATTTGGTCTTTTTGTAAATCCGTCATAGCGGGTATCCTCCAATCTGAGGGGTTTCCTCAGTACCCAACGGACATGAAGATGGCGTTTCGGCGAAAAGAGAACATAAAAAATAAGCCCACCGAAGAGAAATTCTCCTCGATGGGCTTATGTGTTAGTTTGGAATCTTGAGATTTTGACCGCTGTAGATGACGTTGCTGGGCAATCCGTTCAAGTTGACGATCTCCTTATACCGGGAACCATCACCGAGATACTGCGCGGCAATTTTCCAGAGGGTATCGCCATGAACAACGGTATGGACTCGATAGTTTTCCGGGTAGACCAGAGTGCCCTTGCTGTCAAACACACTGTAGCCCGGATTGGCATCCGCGCATTTCTTGGCGTTGGACAGAATCTTGTAGGCACCTTTCTGGGACTTGGCATCTGCCCAAGTCTTGCGGACACGGTAAAGTTCCGTTTTGGCGGGTTCCTGTGCCGGGGCGGTTTCCGTGGGGGCGGAGCCAAGAGCGGCGGTGACCTTCGCTGCCAAATCGTCGAGGCGGCTGTAGAGCCAGTCGCCCGGACAGGATTTGTTGGCAAACCAGCGATGGACGGTCAGCACCATCTCGTCCGCTTTAGGCGCGTAGTCCAGTGCCTTGGTCTTGTCCGCAAACCAGAGCAGCTTTTTCTTGCCGTTGCGCTGACAGATATCTGTACACAGCTTGACCAGGGACTCATACACCTTGCTGTTCATGGCGTAGGGCGCAGAGGTATCGCTGGCGCACTCGATGGTGATGGCCCGCTGGTCATTCTCCCTGCTGGAAGAACACCAGGAACGGTTCTTCTCCTCCACACAGAGAGAAACCCTGCCGTCCGTGCCAATGCCATAGTTGCAGCTGGCCTGACGGTCAGGGCTGATGAAGCACTCGCAGATGCGTTCAGCGGTGGCTTGTCCCACAACGCAGTGGGGCGTAATCCGATCTATGCTGTGCGTCCGCTGGCCGGAGTGGTTGGGGCTGAGTTTGGTGTATGAGACCAGAGGGCTGTTGGTATAGGCCATTACTGTCCCTCCTTCCCGTCAGAACGGTCATGGAGCTGCTCCAGCACGGTCTTGATGGCATCCGGCACAGGCAGGCCCAGATGGGCGGCGTTCTCCAGCAGGGACACACCCTCATTGGAAAGGTAGAAGAAGATTACCGCCGTGCGCAGGACACCGGGCGAACCCAGCACCTGGACATCGATGATATTGCCGATGCCCACCAGCAGGAAAATCAGCACCTTGCGGCAGATGCCCTTGAAGCCCACCTCGCTGGACAGGGTCTTATCCGAGATGGCGCACATGACTCCGGTGATGTAGTCGATGGCCACGAAGGCGATCAAGGCGTAGAGCAGGCCATCACAGCCGCCCAGAAAGTAGCCAAGCCAGCCGCCCACAGCGGCAAAGGCCAGCTGAATGGTGTTCCAGAATTCCTTCATAATAGTTGTCCTCCTTTGAATTTTGAATATGAGAAGAGCGGCTGTCTTGGTGCTGACAGTCGCCCTTGCTTATAGAAATATTAGATGCAGAATCCCAATGCGATGCGGGGCTTATAAGTATCGCTCATCTGATGGGGATCTGCATCGACATATGGGCTATGGCTTGTGTTCGTTGGAGACACAGCGTAATAGTGATTGCTGTCTTGTACCGTCCTCAGATAGTAGAAGTTGGCGTGACCTTCGTTGTACTTAACAGAACTCTCAAAATCGCAGTAAACTGCATAATATCGAGGACCGTTGCTTTCCTTGACAGTTACCCTGTTATAGTCATAGCAAACCTCTCTGACAGACGGCACCCACAGTTCATCACTGCATTCGCTCTCAAACTGCTGCAGGGACGCATCCAGCCCGAGATACGCCTTTTGTACAGCCTTGATACTGCTGCGAACATTTTCAGGAATCAGCGGCTGAATGGTTGTGGAGAGATAGCTTCTGAGTTCAGACGTTTCCCAACCGCCCACGCCGCCACCGGTGTTGGTGCTGCTGTCATAGGCCGGATTCATCCGTTTTGCTGTTTTGAGCAGTTCAATGGAGATCCAAGTTGTGGCGGCTAAACCGCTGCCGTCCGACAGCGTGTCTGCCTCCTTGGCTACCAACTGCATATTGACGATGCCCTCTTCGCCAAGGTTCAAGGGCTTGTAGTTTCCAATTTCGTACTTGTCTGCGTAGCTGCCATCGTTGATGTTGGCGATAATGGTATCCCAATCATCCTCGATTTCCTTCAGTTCCACAGGAGAACCGAACTGGGCATAACACTTGGTATCACCAATGATCTTGCTGGGAGAGGGGTCCCATCGTTCGAAGGGATACAGTTCCGGCTCAGATACTTTGTCCTTGACTGGAGTGTCTCCCGTATAGGTGGCGGCAGAACCATAAGGTACATTTGTCACCGTTTGCAGAAGCGTATTTTCATTGTAGAACCAAACCGTGTATTTTCGGATATCAGTCTTGTACACCGCATATACATTCCGGTCTGCAAACACAGCTTTCCGACACTCGGAATCCACCGTTCCACCGGGTTCACGGCTCCATCCCACAAAGGAGAAGGTGTTTTCTGCCGTAGAGTCTTTATTCGGATAGCCGGTAATCTTGCCATCCCCACCGTTGGTGATGGTTTCGGTGTAATAAAGGGTTTTACCGGAATCATCGTAGTATCGGAGATAGGAAGTCAGCGTGGTGTACATGACCTTGATGTTTGGATACCGCTCCAGCATTTCTTCCAACTCTGTACCGTACAGTTCGCTGACAAATACACTGCCCACAATTTGAGCTTTCTCCGTGTTGTTGCCGTTCTCGTCCAGACCACGCATGGTATCCAGCAGATCATAGAAAGCCAGAATGTCCGCCGCATCCTCGAAGGTGCGTTCCATCCCGGTGACACGGACACGGGCACCAACGGGAATGCTGTGCAGAATCTCCCACAGGTCAAACACCTCGCTCACATTCTCCAGCCGGAGCGTGGAGATGTTGTCATACCCGCCGATCACGAAATCCGTAATGCCCGTCTGGTTTCGGATGGTCAGGTTAGTCACCGTTCCGGGCAAATGAAGCGTTTTCAGAATGCCGCCGTTGGGCAGCTGGACACCGGTCACCGCCGTCCCTTCAAAGTACAGATGCTCGATGTTTGTACAGCCGGACACATCCACAGCCTGCTTGAGATTCGGGCAGTTGCGGACATCCAGCGTCCGCAGCAGGGTGTTGTTGCCCAGGTACAGTTCGGTCAGGTTGCCGTTGGAGTAGCTGTCTGCCGCATCTCCGACCTTCAGACTCTGAAGCCGGGTGGCCATGGAGAAATCCGCATAGCCCACCATCAGCCCGGAAAGGTCGCCGATGGACTGCAGCTGACTGGCACTGTAGATATAAATCTCGGTATCATTCACATTGGACAGCGGACAGGCCAGCGTGTAAGCCACGTTTCGGTTGGCTCTTTGCTGCACCAGATAGGAGCCGTACTTGATGGATGCGTAGATGTCCGCATAGGGCGTGACGGTAATATCGTCCTTGGCATAGCCACGGAGCGTCACCACATCGGTCAGGGCGTCCCCGGCATTGTACTTGGAGTCCAGATAGCGGAACCGGTTATACAGCCACCACTTTCTCTGCTCGGCCTTGGAACCCTGCAGCATGGAAAGGTAGCTGGCTGTGTTCTGCTCCACCAGAGGCTGGAGGTATTTAAAGTAGGCGTCCTCATTGAACACCGCTTCGGGCCACTTTGCCTGATGCTCCTCAAACCGCTGTTCCGTCACGGGGAAGGACAACGTGCCATTGGAACGCAGCTTCTGGTACATGGCCTTGATATCCTCAAAGAAAGCCGCCCGGACATTGATCCACAGGACGGACTGCTGACCGTTGTAGATGTCGGCCCCGGACTCGGTGTGGTCGATGTCCTCCAGATTGTAGGAGAACACCAGCGCACCCTCGTTGTTGATGCCGATGGCGGTATCAAAGTCGTAAGGCAGCGAGAACCACTTGCTCCCCGCCATGAAGGTCGGGAACATATTCTTGGCCCGGGAGTCCACCATCAGGAACAGCTCCGTGAACAGATAATAAAAAAGCACGGCATCCTTTTCAAAATGCTGTGCAAACTCGGATTTGAACTTGGCCAGGCGGTAAGCGGCGGTATCCGTGGTGTACAGCACCCCGTCAAAGGTGCGGTTTACCGTCAGATTGTCTCCCGTTGCGGCGGACTGGTCGGTGCTTTTCAGCCACGCAGCCAGTTCGGACAGGTTGGCAGGATCAGCGTAGTCCTTGGGATACCGGGCTTCAAAGTCGCCCTGCCAGTCGGTGCCGGAGTAATCATCGTCCTTCCATAGGACGCGGTCACTGGTGTTGTTGAGGATTTCCCAGGACTCATCTCCCTCGGCAAAGCCGAACACCTCCGGGGTGGCTTTATCGAAATTGAAGTTGTACTTGCCGATGAAGCTGGTGCTTTCACCATCATACCAGAATACCACGATTGGGAAACCGTCAATGGCCTGACGGATGCGGCTGTCCTGCTTCTGGGGTGCGGTCCGGAAGGGGCAGGTATCCTCATAGAGCCGGGCCAGTTCCACATTGTTGGCTCCCTCGGAGGAAGCCACATCCGCCTTGAAGGTGAAGGTGTTGGTCGGCACAGAGTCCGGGCGCAGCTTGTAGGTTTCCTGGGTGTTGCCGCTGGGGTCCACAAAGCCGCCCTTGAACTTAATCTTGTAGTTCTTCCGGGCATAGTACTGGGAGGAAGTACCCTGGACATCCACTTCTGCTCCGGTGAAGATAAACGAGCGGCTGGCATTGATGGGATCGGTGTAATAGCCGCTCATGGTTTTCACATCGCCCTTGTACTGGGGAAGCTCCGTGCCGTCCAGCACCAGGTACGGCAGGTCCTTCGGCAGCTGGGAAATTACGATCTGGGAGTAGGCATCAAATACATGGTTGCGGCTGTACCGCTCCAGCATGGTTTCTACCACCTGGGTGTCGGCGATCCAGTTGTTCAGAACCTGGTGCCGGGTCAGGTCATTGTCATAGACCCGGATGCAGTACAGGTCAATGGTGGCATCCCGGGAACCAATGGAAATATCCACAGGCACACTCTGAGCGAAGTCATCGTCCGCCGGGTACTGAACCACACCGGACATGATACCGTTGATGTAGCAGTAAATGAGCCGGTTGACGGCTTTCTTCTCCACCACAAAGGACAGGCGCAGGTGCTCGTTCTCCTTGTACCGGGTGGTGATCTCCTTCTGCTCGGAGCGAAGAGTCGCCAGCTGAGGCGTGATGGAGATGCCGCGATTGCCGCTCATGCAGGACAGCACCACAGCATCGTAGTTCATGACATCCCGGGTGGCAAACTCAATCTCGATGGTTTTGCCGGTGGTACGGAAGTCCTTCCCGAAGGGCTGCACCGGAATGGTCAGTCTGGCATCGCCGGACACCCGGAGAACGGGGATATTATCCTCATCCAGCTGCCAGCCGTCCGAGGTGAAGTTGAAGCCGGAGAAGCGGGCGGCAATCGAGTCATACTCCCAGACAGCAGGATTCTCTTCGGTGTTGCTCCGACCGGCGCTGGACAGGTACAGAGACAGCCCCTCGGTTTCTGCTTCAATTTCCATCTCGCTGGCAGTCACCGTCAGCGCAATGGTGCGGGAAGCACTGCCGCAGGAGATTTCCAGAGCCAGATCCCCAGCACTGTCTGCCCGGTAAGACCAAATCTGCTGAGTGCGATCCACCGTCTGG